TTAAGTTTTACTCTATGGGTAAAGAAGAAAAACTTAAGCATGTAGAATTAATCTCTACATTATTAGAGAAGCAGAAGATATTATATACTAGATTAACATTATCAGATGATCCTGCTGCTAAACAAATGAAGGAGAATATTATGGCATCTGCTAAAATGATGGGATTGCCGTCAGACATTGATATGACTGTAGTTTTCAGTAATATGGAGAAGCTCATAAACCAGATGAAGAAGCAAGTTCAATAATTGACTTTCACGGCAATTGCATTATACTGTAAGTATCCTGCAGCAATTGCCTTAAAAGGATACACACAAGCCGAATACAAATTAATACGGAGAATACGTATGTCTTTTGCACAATTAAAAAAGCAATCATCTTTGGGTTCCCTTACTCAAAAATTGGTAAAGGAAGTAGAAAAGATGAACAGTGGTTCTGGAAATCAGGACGAACGTCTCTGGAAACCAGAGATGGACAAAACAGGTAACGGATACGCAGTTATTCGCTTCCTACCTGCTCCAGACGGTGAAGATCTACCTTGGGTAAAAATGTACTCACATGGGTTCCAAGGACCAGGTGGATGGTATATTGAGAACTCTTTGACCACAATTGGTGGTAAAGATCCAGTATCTGAGCATAATAGAGAATTATGGAATAGTGGTAATGAAGACGACAAGGCAATTGTTCGTAGACAGAAGCGTAAGCTTTCATACTACGCTAACATCTATGTCGTAAAAGATCCCGCTAACCCTGCTAGTGAGGGTAAGGTGTATCTTTATAAGTTTGGTGCAAAGATCTTTGATAAGATCATGGCAGCAATGCAACCAGAATTTGAGGATGAAACACCTATTAATCCATTTGATTTTTGGCAAGGTGCGGACTTTAAATTAAAGATTCGCAAGGTTGATGGATATTGGAATTATGATAAGTCTGAATTTGCAAATCCTGCTCCATTATTGAAAGATGATGATGCAATGGAAGCAATTTGGAAGACTGAATACTCACTTCAAGCATTAGTCGCTGCTGATCAATTCAAGTCTTATGAAGATTTGAAGAAGCGTTTAGACTATGTTCTTGGCGTTAAAAAAGCACCTGCTCGTGTAGACGATGAGGTGCGTGATGAGGACAATGCTCGTGGTTCTTATAAACCAGACTTTGCTTCTCGCAAAGCAGCAGAAGAGGCAGTATCTGCCGCTCCAGCAGCTTCAGAAGAAGAAGACGATGCTATGAGTTACTTCCAAAAACTCGCAGAGAGTTAATTATTCGTATAATCGGGGATTATCCCCCTTCTTAAGGGTTCTGGACACAAATTGTTCAGAACCTTTTTTATATTCTTTAGCAGATTCTTGATCATCTAAGATAATTCCAAGGAAGTTATCTTTTAATATATAAATTTCTCTTTTTGCATCTTCTACTGCTTGTTCATATTCTATATTAGTTACAGTTCTTGATACATCTTTACCACCCTTCTCTACTAAGGATTCAATATTTGGATCATTGTATACAACTCCATAAGATAGACGTTTTCTCCAGTTGTATCCATCATATGTCCATTCTTGTCCATCCCTCTCATAGACCTCATTTTTTTGAGGAACGTAAAGAGGACCAGGTTCACTAAATGTTAGTGTTGGTGGGTCATAATAACCAGATCCAGGATTTCCTACGAATATATCAACAACTGATCCATTCTCTGTTTTAACTGTTGCAGTTGCTGTTATTGGGTTTGTTGGTGGAGCAATTTCAATAGTTGGTGCAGATCTATAATTATATCCTCTATCTTGCATAACAATATCTGTTACCTTACCATCATTAACTAGGGTATAACCAGTTGCTCTTCTGTGAGGAGTTGGTGGTTGAACTGTTATTACTGGTGGATTTGCTGGATCATAAGTTCCACCAGGATTTGATATAGCAGTTACCCCAAGATTTTCACCAACTAATGATACTGTTGCTTTTGCTGTTAAGTCTATATTATAGGTGTGTATAAATCTTCCAGTTCCACCAGATACTATGAATCTAGTTGAAGTTGGATTTGTGAAGGCATCTAATGGATTACTATCTTTAGATGATACATTTAAGGTTCCTTTTAATGTTAATGAATCAAGATTCCAGTTTGTTCCACATGTAAGAATATAGACTGATGAGTTGTCTAAACCACTTATATAAAGTTCTGATCCATCATCTTTAAAGTTAAATGCATTAGAAGATGATTCACCATTACATAGATTACCAATGTTTATAGTTTGTACTGGGGTACTGATTGCTGATGATATAAGCCAAGGTGTAATTAATTCATATTTTCTAATAGTATCTGGATTATCTGTATCCATAAGGAACATGTGACTTCCATTATCTTGGAATCTAATTCCTGAAGGACTTACAGTTGATATACTAGTAACATAGGTTACTGTACCACCAATATCCCATGCAGTTCCTAATGAGTATTGTGCTACTTTAAATCCAGAGGATGTCTGACCAGAGACATACATTGTTTTACCATCTGGTTTAAAATCAATACCAGTAGCATATGTAAATGTTAGTGTGAAGTTTAATATTTTTATATTATCTAATACCGCAGTAGTTACATCCCAAGGTGTAGATAGAACCCATTCATGTATCTCACCAACAGTATATCCTAAAGATCCAAAAGCAGCATACATTCTATCCCCTGCAGGACTTATATGAATACCTTCAAATCCTGCTGGCATTTGATAAGTTGTTATACCAACGTATATTGCATTACCTATAGGATCTGGTGGAGGTGCAACTGTGACTATAGGAGTAAAGTTGTATCCATCTCCAGAGTTAGCAATAGATACCATTGATAGTTGACCATTATTAGTAGTACCAACACCTACAGTTGCAGTTAGAATACCTGCTACCGTTTCCTTTGGATCACTAAATGTAACTCCAGGTTGATATGTATATGCTTGACCAGAATCAATAATAGTTACTTGTCCAACTTCCATATCATCTGGAGGGACATTTAAAGCACATATTGCAGTTGCAGTAGTTGCAGCACCAGGAGCAGATATAACTACACTACCAATATCTGTATAACCTGCACCTGGACCTGTTATGAATAAACCTGTAACTTCTCCATTACTACCACCTACTGTTGCAGTTCCTTCTGCATATACTCCTGGAATTAATCCTGGAAGGTTAACATCTGGATTAGTTTCAACCGCATATTCAGGAGCATCATAAAAACTTTTAGTAACAATTTTACCAGCAGGAATTATAATAATACCTTCAGTGTCAGTATGTTCTAGTGTCTCATAATGGTGTATTCCACCATATAAGTTATCATATGTTTGATATTTTTCTATACAGTACTTATCAAATGCTATTTGTGTTTTAGGCCATTCTTCATATACGTTTAGTATATTATTTGCTTGGAGAACAACCCAATCAAGTGTTGGATCACCATATATTTTTTCTGCTACATTGTCAGGTCTATCATCACCTTCGATAGTGTACTTCTCAAAGAATGCTAGGTTCTCAAAAATATCTGCTCTTAATTTACCTCTTTTAAATAAATTTTTGACAATAACATAGTCATCCAAAGAAGTTCCATACTTTGGATCTCTACTAATGTATTTAAAATCGGGTATTCCCCTAAAATAAGTTGGCATTGTTTTAGAATCCTATTTCGTCTTCACCAAATTCGTTATAATCATGATTATATACTGGTTCAAGTTCCATGAAGGATAATGATATTACATATGAGATCATAGTACCATCTTCAAAAGTCATGTAAGTTCCTTCTGAAGTATAGTCTACATTCATTGCTGTTAAAGCACATGGACCTTTAATAGCATTTAGTCCTTTATGTCTAGATGCTCTATGTTTATATTCAATACCAAATACGTTTGGTGTCTTTAAGAATAATTTAGTCTTCTCTTGTTGAGGAGCCATATTCTGTTTAAAGAATTTAATAATCTGTTTAACTACTGTACCTTCTTTTTGACTTCTTGGAGTTAGTCTAAAATTAAAGTTAAAAGGTCTTAATTGAGGTGCTTGGAATAGTAATTCTAAATTAGGGTTCATTATTCCACCAGTCATCCTTGTTAGAACATTTGCTCCAACTGCTTCACCAGCGAATACATTCTCAATCATTGTACTCATTTCACCTTCAGCACCTTGAAGGTTTTTAGCAGCGTCTGTTAATGACTCCTTCATTTTATCATTCATCGCTCCCTTAGCGATTTTTGCACCTGCTGCTTGTAGAGGATTCATAGTATCCTCATTCCATCCAGTAGAGAATGCATCTGCAATACCAGATTGAATAGGTAGTGCAACAGTACCACCTATTTTTTTAGTTTCTCTAGCTCCAAAACTAAAACCAGATGCGGTGTCTGATACTTTCTTTGCAGAATATTCAAGAGCGGTAAATGATATGTAATCTGCATCACGAGATCTACCTATGGGATAGATTAGATCTTCTCCACCAGCAACTGGTTTTGCCATTTTGCCTTTGATTAAAGATCTTGTACCATCTGCTGCTTTTAATACACCTAATGAGGGTTGGTCTGAAGAGAGATCATCAGAGTTTGGATCTCCCTTTTTACCTGCTGATTGGAATTTATCTGGAACTGCTGCTGCTTTAAAGTAATTTTCTGATGCTCTGCCTATACCTTCTTCTGTTTCTGCTTGAGTCGGAGGTCTACCATTTTTTGCTTCAAATCCTTCTTGGAAGGTATCTATTATTTGTTTCGCTATTAATTTATTTAATATTGAGTTTTTATCTGCCAGTGATGCGTCAAGACCTGGAAATTTTGATGAGTTTATATCTTTATATACTCCGTCCATACCAACACTTGCCATCTTGTCCCCACTGGTTAATGCTTGTGCATTTCCTTGAGCGTCAAGAGGTTGTTCGTATATATTTGTTTGTTTTAATGTAGGATCAAATTCTATTCTTACTTTTTTATTTTGAATTTTTGGTATTGGCCCCACTATTCCACCACCCTGAAGCATCTGGGTGTATTGTACTCCGAATGAAGGAGATTCAAAGATCTCTCTACCATCCACACCAGTTTTTACTACTGCCTTTTCTTTAGCCATTATTACCTAAAGTCTGAGTCATTTTTGCCATATCCTTGGTATCTTCTAACGCCTCTAATCATATCTCTAAATGTTTTGTTGGTTTCACTCCAAACTTTATTAGTCACTAGACGTTGTTTTTTACCATCCTTAATAGATACAAATTCTTCTATAGGAAGATTTGCTGCAGTTGCCCATTCACTTTTTGCAATATCTAATAGCGGACCTACATTCGCCATACTATATTTAGACACGGAGTTGCGAGGTAAATTTAATCTATCTTCCATTAAGTTTTCTACTACCATTTCTCTTTTCTTTGGATCTATGTAATGTAGGTTACATCCAGTAAAACTTCTACCATCTATTGCTATTACATATACTAATGGATATTCATCAAATATCTTTAAATTTTTTGTTTCTGTCTCATATTGGAACATCATTAAATGTCCCATTTTTGGTATTTTTCTGAGAAGATTTTCATCTGCACCTTCACGATCCTTTTTTTCGTCTGATATAAATTTACGTGGGTTATTTTTGTATGATGTTACCAATCCTCTAAACGCTCTTCTATAGAAGAATGGTGATCTACCATCCTTCTCTGAGAATTGTTCTTCTATGTCACTAAAGAGAGTCATTTATATTTTATTCCTAGTTCGTCTTCGGTTATAACTTTAAATATTAGTCTTCTATCTTTACACCATTCTTGTGCAGCATTCCATTTTGCTTGATTTTTAGCATATTCTTTAGATTCATAGATATATCCTTTTGTTACTTTAGATCCTCTTTTTGGAGGACGACACTGTTTTTTAGGTTTTACTTCTATCACGTAGTCTTTTACAACACCACTACCTTCTTGAACTTTAATGAGGAAGTCTGGGTAATACTTATGAAGTCTATTGTCTAGAGGTGAACGATATGGGATTGAGAATTCTTCACTTGCCCATAGGAGAATACTCTCATTAGTATCACACCATTGGCAGAATTTTTTCTCCCAATTGCTTCTACAAATGATATTATTTGGATTGCCTTTATACTTAGCAGGGTTCTTTGGTCTATACCTGCTTTTTACACTCTCATTCATCTAGTATAAATATGTATTAATAGACTAATTATTAATATTTAGATGGGAAGTTTACCGCCAATCAATCCTGGCGTTAGGATGAACAAGTTAAAAGAACGGATTATGAATCCGTCCTTATCTTCGTTCTATTCTGTGGTGTTCCCTCTTCCAGGATTTATACAACAACAAAATCCATCATTATATGATGGAGAACTTCTTGAGCTGTCTTGCCAAGAGGCATCCTTACCAGGATCTAGTATTGCTACATTAGAACAGCAGAATGATTATGCTGGTGTTACTGAGAGACATGGATATAGGAGGATGTATGATGAGACTATAGATTTTACATTCTTAGTTACTGTTAATAGTGGATATAAACAGATTAGATTTTTTGATTATTGGATGAAGTATATTACTGGTGAGATTGATAAAAATGGTAATATACAGGATTTGTCCGAGCCTAATATTGTTATGAGAGCAAGGTATCCTGATGGTGATGGTGTGAAGAAGGTAGGTAATAATAGTGGATATAGGACTAAATTGAATATTGTTAAGTATGAGAGAGATATGGGTTGGGTTCATCCAAAGAGAGAAGAACCTGCATCCAATCTATTAGAATATCATTTTGTAGATGCTTATCCAAAACAAATAAGTTCATCCCCACTATCTTATGAGGGTTCTAGTTTGATGAAGACTACAGTGTCTATGACTTATACAAGATACTTTATTACTGAAAATACTGCTAAACAAGTTGCTATATCTGGAAGAGATCCAAAATCTTCTGGTAATGCAGAGTTTAATGAATTTAATTTACGGAGATTTGGTGCTGAATTAATGGGTGACTTCTTCTTACCTCAGTTTAGCAGAGTTTAAGAAAACCCTTATATATAATATACTGAATTGCATAGATTATGCCTTTACCCAAGATTAGTACGCCAACTTATGAGTTGACGTTGCCTTCGACTGATAAGACTATACAATATAGACCTTTTTTAGTTAGAGAAGAGAAACTTCTAGTTTTAGCACTAGAGAGCGAAGATACAAAACAGATTACTACTGCTATTAAGACAGTTATTAAAGCATGTATTCTTACAAAAGGAATTAAAGTAGAATCACTTCCTACTTTTGATATTGAGTTTTTATTCTTGAATATCAGAGGTAAGTCTGTTGGTGAAGAATTGGATGTTAATATTATATGTCCTGATGATGAGAGGACATATGTTCCCACCAAAATTTATATAGATGACATTAAGGTCATTAAAGACGAGAAGCATACTAAAGAAATTAAATTAGATGACACCATATCAATGGTGATGAAGTATCCATCTCTTGATGAATTTATTAATCAAAACTTTGATTTTGATGAGAAGAGTTCTAATTTAAATCAATCCTTTGAGTTAATTGGATCATGTATTGATACTATTGTTCAAGGTGAAGAAGCATGGTCAACATCGGATTGTAGTAAAAAGGAAGTGATGGATTTCTTGGATCAAATGAATTCTGCTCAGTTTAAATTACTTGAGGGATTCTTTGAGACAATGCCTAAGCTATCTCATGAAGTAGAAGTTACTAATCCTAAGACTGGTGTTAAGAGTACGGTAGTGTTGGAGGGATTATCCAGTTTTTTCGGGTAGCCCTATCCCACATAGACCTGGAGAATTTTTATAAGTTAAATTTTGCGTTAATGCAGTACCATAAATATTCATTAACGGAAATTGAAAATATGATGCCGTGGGAGCGGGACATCTATGTTGCCCTATTGAAAGCACATCTTGAGGAAGAAAAACTCAAACAACAGCAACAGCAAAACAGTAGCTAATGGATCTACCAGGCGATAAGCATAAAACGAATCCAAAAAATGTGACTCATGAGGCTTTTATAAAGTCTTTACAGTCACAGCGTAGGGTACTGGGCAGAGTTATTAAGAATGAAGAGCAGTTAAAGGAGATAGTTGATCAGTTAGTAGAAATAGGTGCTTCAATAAATGAACAGGGTGAGATATTTGATAGTCATGGTATAAGATTAAGAAAATTAGATGATAAGGTTGCAGGTTTACAGAAGAGAGTAAGTAAAGTAGAGAAGAGGAAACCTAGAAGGGGTCCTAGAGGTAAGACTGGTAAAAGGGGTCCAGCAGGTAGAGACGGATTAGATGGATCAGATGGTGTTCCTGGTTCTCCAGGTGCTCAAGGTGAGAGAGGTGCTCAAGGAGATAGTGGTACTTCAGGTGGAACAGGTCCATCTGGATCTGATGGAGTAGACGGATCTGATGGATCAGATGGTTCTCAAGGTGCTGATGGTTCTCAAGGTGCTGGTGGTCCATCTGGTACTAGAGGTGCTGATGGATCTGATGGTTCAGATGGTTCCCAAGGTGGAACAGGTCCTTCAGGTACTAGAGGTGCTGATGGTTCCCAAGGTGGAACAGGACCTAGTGGTGCTAGGGGTGCTGATGGTCAAGGACCAGACAAATCTCAGAATCCAGACTTTGATTGGGATACACCTGGAGGTGGTTCTCCTAGTGGTGGTAGAAAATATGAAGGTACTCGTGAGGATGACTTAGTTGACGAAGAGATTGATGAAAGAATATTAAGAATTATTGGACTAGATGATACTATTGGTATTGATTATGCCACTTATAGAACTCTCTTAAGAGAGAAGATGGCAGAAGGCAGGATGGGTACAACCACCATGTCTAGTGAAGAGATTGAGTTAATAACAGAAGAGTGGAGAAGAGTTAAAGGTAAGGTTGGTAGATTTAGAGTAAGAAAAGGTGGTGATGGTGCTGAGGGTGGTGCTCCTGGTGCTACTGGTGGTATTAATTCAGATAGTTTCTTTAATAAAAAACCACCAGGTGATGCTGCTGGTGTTACTCCAGAGGGTGATGGTGAAGAATCTTCTGGTGGTATGGGCAGTATTGCAGAGATTATTTCATCTATTAGATCAACTGTAGAATCCATAGCAGAGATTGTAAAAAATCAGTCTAGATTGATAATGAATGATATCAATCGTAGAGCTAGAAATGATCAGAAGAAGAGTCGTGCTAGTGCAGAATCTAACATGGAGAAGAAGAAGGGTGGATTAAAGGGTGTAGCAGAAAAGGCATTAAAACCTGTTATGGGTGTTTGGGAGATGCTTGTTAACTTCTTCACAACAATTATTATGGGTAGGATTTTATTTAAGATGATGGATTGGTTTGGAAATCCTGCTAATCAAAAGAAAGTTGAAACTCTTACTAGGTTTATTGGTGATTTTTGGCCTGCTTTGTTAGCTGGATTTTTAATGTTTGCAACTCCCTTAGGTGGAGTAATAAAACTTGTAGTTGGTACTTTGGTTAAATTGACTGGGTTTATGCTTAAAAAAGCTATACCTATGGCACTAAAGGCAATAGCAGCAAACCCGTGGACAGCAGGTGCAATAGCATTAGGTGGATTAGCTGCGTTTGGTTTGTCTAAGATGGGTGGTGATAAGGAAACTGAGGAATACTCAGTACCTTCTGTTACTCCAAGAAATTTTGATGATTTACCAGAAAATGAAAAGGCAAGATATAATCAGATGATGGAAGAGAAGGGTTTTAGTGATAAAAAGGCAGATGAAGGTAATTTTGACTCTGCTGGAAATGAAATTAAGATAGGTGATCAGGTTGGATATTCTGGTGGTGGTTTAGTACAACCATTAACTAAAGGAGTTCAAGGATTCAATCAGGGTGGAGAAATTACAAAGCAATCTGGTGAGAGAATTAAAGGTGCAGAACCAGATACTCAATTAATTGCTGCTCAACCTGGAGAGGTTATGATGAGTAGAGATGCTGTACAACAGTATGGTGCTGATACTCTTTTAGGTATGAACGCTGCTGCTGGAGGATCAAATGTTCCTCAGATGGCAGAAGGTATACAGAAAATGTCAGGTGGTGGATTGGTTGGTACAACTAATACACCAGAAGCAACACCACCAATTGAAGTAGATTTGGGTGGCAAACAATCTGAAGAAGTAGATTTAACACCACCTAAAGATGGTGCTGATGGTGCAGATGGTATGCCAGGTGCTGATGGTGCTACAGGAGAAACAGGTGCTACAGGAGAAACAGGTGCTCAAGGTCTTGCAGGTGGTATGTTAAGTGGAATTGGTAGTGGATTAAAGACTATGGGTGGAATCGCTGCTAATGTGATGGACCCATTTGGTATTGGTAGAGGATTACTTGGTAAGGCAAAAGATGCTATTGGTGGAGTTGTTGGTGGTATAACTGATAAGTTATCAGGACCTAAGGTATCTGTTGCTGCTAATTTAGTACCTTCTACATTACCTGTATTGGAAGAGAGGATTGCTAAGTTAGAGTTTGAAGCTGCTAATCCTCCACCTGCACCTGAACCACCAACATCAAGTGTTGATTCTGTAACTTTACCTGCACAGACAAATACAACTGAAGTTCCTGCAAGTGGTGGTGGAGATAGACCTGAGTTACCAAACTTTCCTGCTTTTAAAGATACTCCTCAACGTAAGAATAATATTGAGTTGTATGGTATTGTGGGGGTTAAATAATGGC